CCTTCTTCTCGTGCGAGTCGGCGTCGAATACGATCAGGTGCTCGCGCCCGGCGACGGTCACGTGCATGCGGAGCGTCGGGTGCAGCTGGTCGGCGCCCGAGTCGGCGCGCTCCTCCGGGTCGGTCCAGTTCCAGACGCCCGTCAGCCCGACGCACGTGAAGCCGAGCTGGTCGAGCGCCAGGGCCTTCTTCTCGCCCTCGGTCCACACGCACAGCGACGACACGTCGCCGTACGCGCCCGAGGCTCGAGCGCGCGGCGCGAAGTACACGAGCAGGCCCGGTCGCCGAGCCTGGTCGTATTTGACGAGGCGCGGTTTGCCTCGGCGCTTCTCCGTGCGCGGGTTATTCGGGCGCAGCCGATACGCATGCGGCTCGGTCGCGCCCGGCATGTAGAACGGAAATACCAGCGACGGGCCGCACATGCGTGGGTACGGTCGCTCGAGGATCACCGATAGCGTCCGGGCGTTCGGTTCGGAGTACAGCTCGCCGAGGCGAATCGACTCGTCGTCGAGGCCGCTCGCGCGTAGCTGCTCGAGGTGTTGCGGTGACAGCTCTCGCTTGAGGGGTAGCGGTACGACCCGGGGCTTCGTCGGTCGACCGTTCGCTGCAGCTGGTGGCGGCACCGGGCCCTCGCTTTCCGACATGCGCTCAGGCCGCGCTGTCCGGGATGCTGGTCAGCGTGGGCGGCGAGGTCGGCTTGTTTTTCGGCTTGGGCGCGCGCGGCGGCTTGGGCAGCTTCGTGTCGACGTCGTCGAAGAGGTCGGCCGTGCGGTCGACCGCCGACATGGGCCTGGTGTCGATGACGGCCTTGGTGTCGGGCCGCCGCAGGTTGAAGACGTTCTTCGCGTAGTCGGGCTCCCAGGTGCAGAGCAGCTCGCGCTCCTCGGTGCCGTTGTCGAGGGCGTGGCCCAGCTCATTGCGACGCCGCTCGTGGTTCTTGACGGTGCGCCCGAGCTCTGACCGCTCCGCCTTCAGCGCTTCGATCTTGACCTCGCAGTCGGCCATTTCTTCGCCGCGATTTACCCGCTCGGCCTCCGACAGTTTCACCGCGCACTTGCGCATCGTCGTCTCCACTTGGGCTGGCTTGCGGCTCGACCCGTTGCTCTTCTTCGTCGCCATCGGTTGTCTCCTCTTGCGCGCCGCGCCTTGCGGCGAAGGTGATTTCGCCCGGACCCGTGCCCAATGCCGCGTCGGCGCTTGCCTCGAACAGCAGGCAGGCGGCGCGGAACTCGGCGAGCGACATCTGGCTGTGGTCGCGCTCCCAGCGCGAGACGGTCGAGACGACGACGCCGAGGGCCTTCGCGACGTGCGCCTGTTTCATGCGGCATCGGACCCGGTTGTCGCGTAGCCATTGCCCTGGTGTACGCATTCTAGGCATCGGAGCGGATTATTAGGCAGTATTTCACATTGGCGTCAAGAGCCGTGCGGCATGCGTCGCGTTTGCATATTTGCCCAAAACCCGCCACGACGGTGCCCGTGAAGAGAAGTCGGACGACGTTGGCCCACGAAGGGATGCACCTCGACGCCGACCTCGTGCGGTTTGGAAAGCGAGTGCGGGCGGCGCGCATTCGGCTCGCGATGAACCAGCGCGAGGTCGCGCAGCTCGTGGGCACCGACGGCGGCACGATATCGCGCTGGGAGCGCGGAGACGGCTATCCACAGACCAAACAGCTCGTGAAGCTTGCTCGAGCCCTCGGCGAGAGCCTCGACCACCTCGTGCTCGGAGCGCAGTCGGAAAAGACCTCCGACGTGATGATGCCGCGGGCCTTCATCGACTTTCTCAAGACCGACCACGGCCGCATCGCGCAGCAGCGTAACTACGTGCCGGTGCTGCTGTCGATCCGCTACACGAGCGAGCCGACCGTGCGCTTCTACCAGGCCATCGTCGCCGGGCTGATGCTGAGCGACGACAACCCCTAAGCAGGCCGGGTCACGGCCCAGGCAGGGTTGGATCTTAGGTGGTTTGACGCACCCATCGCACCTACCGTGTAAGCGCGCGAACGGTTAGCCGCGTTGCGATCTGCGTCGATTGGTAATTTCTCAGGATGGACACGTCCGCCTCGCACTTGTATGCGCTTGGCATGAACGCCGTGACGGACCTCACCGACTTCCTGACGTCGTGCACACTCGGTCCGCTGTCCGCTCGACGCCGAGCTGCCCTCGTTCGCAACCTCACCGCCATACGCCGAGCACACGGACGACCACTGTCGGCCGGCGCTTACCGGGCGATCTCGGCCGAGCTGCTCCGGCACGACGTGGCTCGATTTATGACCATGCGAAAAAGCAAGTCTGCCTGATTACTCGGGCCCAACAATAGGCGGTATTGCCTAGTCCGCGGCTGCGTGGTAATGCCGGGTCCGTGTCCGCGCCCGCCCACCACCGCCCCAATCGCCACGCCCGCCGACAGCTGGCTGTCCTGACAAACTCGGAGATGCGGACGTTCCGCCGCTGCGTCCGGGAGCACCACATCGCCTACGAGCTGGCGATACGGGCCCTGGGCGACGTCGAGTCGCTGCGCTTCGGTACGCTGTTCCACCTCGGCCTCGAGGCCTGGTGGCGCGCCTTGTGGGCCCAGCAGCTCGGCGAGTCGGAGCTCGCGCCGCTGACGGCTGCCATCGAGGCGATGGCGCCGCACGCCGAGGACGACTTCGACCTCGTACGCGCCGGCGTGCTCATGCAGGGCTACGACGCCCGCTGGGGCGAGGCCGACGAATACGAGGTGCTCGCGGTCGAGGTCGAGTTCCGCACGGATCTCATCAATCCCGAGACCGGCGCCGCGAGTCGCACGTTCGAGCTGGCGGGCAAGCTCGACGCTATCGTCCGCCGGCGCGCCGACGGCGTCATCTGCATCGTCGAGCACAAGACGACCTCGGAGGATATCGGCGGCGGCTCGAAATACTGGAAGCGCCTGACGCTCGACTCGCAGATCTCAACCTACTTCGCCGGCGCCCGCTCGCTCGGCTACGACATCGGCATCTGCATCTACGACGTCATCGGCAAGCCTCGGCACGCGCCGCTGAAGGCGACGCCCGAGGAGTCGCGCAAGTACACCAAGGACGGCCGCCTGTACGCCGCACAGCGGGCCGAGGACGAAACCCCGGACCAGTATCGGCAGCGCCTGACCGACGTCATCGCCGAGGCGCCGGACAAGTTCTACCAGCGCGGCCCGGTCGTGCGCCTCGAGGCCGAGGAGCGCGACGCGGCATTCGACGTGTGGCAGACCGCGCGCGCGCTACGCGAGGCGCAGGTCGCCGAGCGCTGGCCTCGCAACCCTGACGGCTGCGAGCGCTACGGGCGCATCTGCGGCTTCTTCGACGTGTGTACCGGCATCGCGACGCTCGAGGACCCGACGCGGTTCGAGGTCGTCGCCAACGTGCATCAGGAGCTCGCGGCGAACGACGCAGCGTAGCCCTCGAGCACATGACCCAGGACGTCGCTCGAGCAGCCGCTCGAGCTGGAATCGAAAGAGGAGACCATGTCCGCAGCAGCACCACCGAAGTCACGTACTCAGCTCGCGCCACCAGCGAAAATCATCGCGCCGGCGCCCATCACGCCGCCCAAGTCTGGGCGCATGACGCTCGCCAACGTCGTGCGAGGCAAGGTCGCGCGGCCCGTGCGCGTGCTCATCTACGGCGTCGAGGGCGTCGGCAAGTCGTCCTTCGCGGCGTGCGCGCCGGCGCCGATATTCCTGGGCGCCGAGGACGGCACGTCGGAGCTCGACATCGCGCGCTTCCCCCAGCCCACGACCTGGCTCGAGGCCCTCGAGGCGGTCGACGAGTTGCTGCACGGCGAGCACGACTATCAAACGCTCGTACTCGACACGGTCGACTGGCTCGAGCCGCTCTGCTGGGCGCACGTCTGCGCCAACAAGCGCGACAAGAAGGGCAAGCGCCACGACCAAATCGAAGACTTCGGCTACGGCGTCGGGTACTCGATGTCGCTCGAGTACTGGCGCGTGCTGCTCACCGCGCTCGAGCGCCTCAGCGCCAAGCGCGGCATGCACGTCGTGCTCATCGCGCACTCGTGGATCAAGGGCTTCAAAAACCCGACTGGCGACGACTACGACCGATACGAAATGAAGCTCCACGCGAAGGCCGGCGGCCTCTTGCGCGAGTGGTGCGACGCGCAGCTCTTCGCGATGCACGAGACCTACACGCACGAGTCGGACGGCCGCGCGAAGGGCATCTCGAGCGGCGCCCGAGTCATCCATACCGAGCGCGACGCCGCCTGGGACGCGAAGAACCGCTACGACCTGCCGGTGAAGCTCCCGCTCGACTGGGAGGCGTTCATGGATGCGGTCGCGGCGCACCGGCCCGACGACCCGAAGCGCCTGCTGCGGCAAATCGACGCGATGCTCGGCGAGGTCGACGACACGCTGGCGACGCGCGTACGCACGGCCCTGGCGGCCGCCGGCGACGACGCCTCGGAGCTCGCCCGCATCGCGAACAAGCTCGCGGCGAGGATCTCAAGCACTCCGACCGATGACGACACGAACACCACCACGAAGGAGGAAAGCCCATGACACTGATTCCGGAAGGCACTTGGCGAGCGCGCGGCGTGACAGCCGAGCTTGGATACACGTCGCAAGACAATGAGCAAATCGGCGTGGAGCTCGAGTTCATGCCCGACCAGCACGACGACGTCGACGGTCGCCGCACGACTTGGTACGCGAGCTTCAGCGAGAAGGCCGAGGCGCACACGCTCAAAGCCCTGCGCGTCCTCGGCTGGTCGGGCGACGACCTCAGCGACCTCACCGGCATCGATGCGAACGAGGTCGACGCAGTCGTCATTCACGAGGAGGACCTCGAGGGCGCGATCCGCTCGAGGGTCCGCTTCATCAACCCGCTCGGCTCGGGCGGCGTCGCGATGAAGGTC